GGTGGTCCTAGAACAGGATATAGGTCCAGGGGTGGTTATGCTGAGCAAGAAAAGTGCTTCAAGAGAGAGTACCGGGAAGAATATATTCCAGGTACAATGAAAAATCCTGGTTATGTAAAACGATACAACAAGAGAGTGAGAGTTCCTTGTGAAAGACCCAGTTTCATGCCTCAGTCTGCTCCTCATTATCACCATGAAGAAGAATATCCCGGATTGGGTCATGTGGATAATAATTCCTGTAAAGAAGGAACCGTAGCAGGTGGATTGTTGGGTGGTGCTTTAGGTGGAGTTCTTTCTAAGAAAGAGAACTGGATTTGGGCAATCCCCACGGGCATCGTTGGTGGTGCCATGGTCGGGTGCCAGGTGGACGGTGGTTGAAGTGTCCACTTTTGACACCATCCACTCCGAACTCGTGTATATTAAAAGAGTCAAAGGAAAACCACTCATGGCAACCCGCTCACGCATCGGCATCGAACTCAAAGACGGTTCAATTCTTTCTGCTTATCACCACTGGGATGGTTATCCTGAGTGGTTGGGTCGCATCCTGAAAACTCAGTACAACTCCCGCGAACAGGCAGCAGACCTGATTGATGGCGGCGACATGTCATCTTGCTGGAGTGATGAAGTTTGGGGTGAACCTCATGCTGATGGTCTGAAGTATGGTCCTGAGTATTATTCTCAGCGTGGTGAGAATTGCCCTCCTCGTTATGATGAAACCCGTGAAGAGTTTCTGTCTAGTGGTGAAGAGTTCTCCTACATCTTCACTAGTGCAGGTTGGGTGTGCTATGATATGAATGAGTTTAATGACAACGATCCTGAAATCGTTGAGATTCCCTCTGGACACCTTGCTGTTTGATTGACATGACTAAGAACGAAATGGAAGCACAACAAATCGCCCAAGAGTTCTGGGCGATGGTTGAACAAGAAGCAGCAGAACTAGAGGTTACTGTTGATTATTACCTTGAAGAATTTTACTGTTCATGATACAATCTAAGAGCAATTCATCGGAGATGATGACTAAGTTTTTCTACATTGTTGACCACTATGTTCCATTCCCCTCCAGTGAATATGGAGGTGTTTGGAATGTAATCGCTGAGAATGATGATGAGTGTTTCGATCTCATCTCTGCCAGAGATGAAGGGGATTTCAATAGTCAATACTATGGAAATCTTCGTGAAAACATTCTGAAGTCACGCACTTTTGCACTCGCAGAAGACCTGGAGTCTAATATCGTAGAGGAGTTTACAACATGAGCGAAGATTCTGTGATGTATCCTGGCAACATGCTAGGACAACTTGCCATTGCACTTGAAAAAATGGGATGGGATGGTGGTGACAATGTAGCAGTGGAGATTGCAGGCACTTCCGTGTATGAAATTGAAGGTGCAGGAACTAAGTGGGCACCAGTAAAAGGCACCCGTAAGTATAACAAAGATGCGTTCATTGTTATCAAGAACCTTGACCGTAATCCTACTGTACCATCACAACCTAACCCAGAGTTGAAGCAACATCATGCCTGATATGATTGTAGGGTGGGAACAACACCTTAAAAACGGTAATTTGTGGCGTGGTGAGGTTGAACTTTCCATGCAAGGTGGTGACACTGATGAACAACTCAGTTACACTGTGGAGGTATTTGTAGTGTCACCTACACAAGAACTAGCGCAGTATATTATCGCTACAATGTATCCAGAATACGAATCTCTTTGCATTGATGATGACCCCATTGGAACTCCCGTCTGATTTTATACATGAACCACCTGAAGGATTTCACTACGAAGTTGATCAATTCCGACGCAATGTTCATCGGATTTGCATTGTCAATGATGGTACTTTCTCCTATACTGATGTGGCACCTAAGTCCGTCTGGGGATTCTACAACACAAAGACAAGAACCTATTCAGCGCCTATTAACTTCTCCAAGCAAGGAGATTCAGTAGATATAAACAATACCCGCCCTTATACTGCTATGCAGTTAAACCTTAACCCATTGATGGCAGCGTTCGCATGAGTTATATTCCTCAGGTTAATGACTATGTGCGATGGAAAAATCATGAGGGTTGGGTGTACTTCAAATGTGAACAATCTATCAGCATTGAGTTAGGTGTGAAGGATAAAGTGTGCCATGAACATGGTGCATCATTCCATAAAAAGAATCACATCTTATTAGTATGTCCTGTATTTCAATGGGATGAACTTGAGTATGTAAAAAACAGAAGGGATAGGTCTGATGATGAATACAAATCACAGCAATACAGGCACAAAGACCCGTGAAGTTTTGGAGAACTTGGAAGTACACACTAGGGAGTTTTAGTGATGACAAGACACAACCTTATGATGATAAGGTTGCTATCATACGCACCTGTATTCTTGTTAGTTACATGGTCACTAACATTTTTATCATATCTGGAGTATTGAGGCATTGGCATGATGTACCAAGTGAATTACATGAAACCCAAAAAGAAAGGTTATGCACAACAGAAAGCAACCTTTCTTAAAATTGAAGATGCTGTATTCTGGGAAGAACATGTAAAGAAAAATCTTAACGCAGTGGACACTACGATTACTGTCCACTAATTTCCCACAGACCATCAATCCCGTGTATATTAAGAGAGTCAAACAAATGAGTGACATGAGTTACACCTTTGAACAGTTCGAGCAAGACAAGCAAACACTTTTGAACTTGATTGCTGACTGTGAGGAACTTGAAAAGCGAGAAAACTCTGACGAGTTCTTTATTCAATGCGACGAATTTGCTCAAGAAAAGTACACTGTCTGACATGACTGCTATCACTCGTCAACAAGTCCAAGCACAATACATTGACTGGGATCTCAGTCAAATGAGTGTAGAAGATCTTAAACAATACTTTATCGACCAACAGAATCTACATCTCAATGATCTAGACGACGAAGAATTGGTTGAAGAAGTTAAAGACTTCGCTCCTGAACTTATCAAACAAATTCAACAACAATACTCATGAACTTCCCGACCTCAACTGTCAACGTATTGCCACATCTTCAGGAACTTAGAGTTAAGTGGCGAGACCAGGACTTCCGCTTTACTAAAGAACAACAAGAAGAGTATGATATGCTCTTGACAGCACGAAAAGAACGTGTTAAGTTCTTCTATGAAAGCAAACGTGTCCAGGTTGGTCCTAAGGTGACTAAAAAGGTTGAAGAGGTACAAGAAGACCAAGACAGTTAAATATGTGGCACAGAGGCGCTTCTAGTGGCGTCTCTGTGCTTTATAGTATATACATCGACGGAACAGCATTGACCATTACTCTTCGCCCACATCAGAGTCGCATCCTTGATCGTATGCTTGCATACAACAAAGGTAAAATCCTGGTGCCTACAGGCGGCGGGAAAACTTTGACCATGATTGTTGATACTCAGCGCCGTCATGATGCTATCAACAATGGCACTACCACGGTTGTTGTTGCTCCCCGTATTCTTTTGGCAGAACAACTGTGCTCTGAGTTCTTGGAGGTTATTGATACTGCCAACACTCACATCATGCATGTTCATAGTGGTGAGACCCATCACTTTAGCAGCACCAAGGCAGACAAGATTCACATGTTTGCTTCCACTGCACGAACAGCAGGCGAGAATGTTATTATCTTCACCTCTTACAATTCTCTCCATCGTATCATGGAGGCGGATATTGAGGTGAATACTATTTACTTTGATGAGGCACATAATAGCGTAAAGAAGAACTTCTTCCCTGCGACTGAGTTCTTTGCAGAGAACGCAGACCGCTGCTTTTTCTACACTGCCACACCAAAACATTCCCTTACACCTAAGAAACCAGGGATGAATTGGTCTGTTTATGGTCAAGTTCTTGCCAACATTCCTGCACCTGAGTTGGTTGAAGGTGGTTACATTCTTCCTCCTAAAGTTGTTGTGAAGCAACTGCCTGTGATCAAAGGTCGCAAGGTCATGTATGCTGAGGATGCTGACAATCTGCTGGAAACTATTGATGACAACAATATCGACAAAACTCTGATCTGTGCTCGTACAACTAAGCAGATCATGGGTCTTATCTCTCAGTCTGATTTTTGCTTGGAGATTGCCAAGCGGGGATATTCCTGGATGACGATCACATCTAAGACTGGTGCAATCATCGATGGCAAGAAAGTCAACCGCGA